CCATTTTACAAGAAAGAAGAGAGATAATATATTGTATTTATCTTACTTTGTTTTTAGTTAGATGCCCGTATTTATAATTTATTCCTTGTAAAATTTCTTTCCAAGTCTCCTCATCCACCTGCTCCAAAACATCTTCTAAAATTTCATAAGTGTTAAGATTGTTCTCTTGCCTAAGCCGGTCTAACCTAGAAATCCGATGGTCCACCTCTTTTGGAGAAATAGTTTTATCCATTTGCTCTAAAACCGTTTCTTTTATCAAGTCTGCCAACTGTGTCTTTGTTATCTTCATGGAAACCACTAGAGCCTTTTATTTTGATTGTGCTTGGCTTACAAGAGCGCCCAGGGCTGAACGAACTGCTTGATCGTCTAAAGCAGAAACTAATTGGGTAAGAATGTCCGTGTCGGTCATTCCACTGTCTCTGAGAACGTCGATCATTATTTCTTTGACTTCGATACCCGATCCGGCCTCATGTAGCTGCTCTCTTATGGCTTTTCGTACCATCCCTTTTAATTGTGTTTTTGAAACTTTCATACTCTTTTTACTTTCTTGTACTATACCATTTTGACTTGGTAATAAATTTACTTCTGGAAAACGTGCTGATATGTTTGTGAGGGCAAGACCTCTTTCATCTCCCCAATCCCCATCCCAAAAGCCTGCTCCGTGGTGGTTTCTTGTGAGCCAAAAATCATGACCAGCTCTTTCAGTTTCTTCCATGTCATCATAATCAATTAAATCTTTTGTCTGTTTCATAAAAGAAGCAGCATCTTGCTCCATTTCTCTGGTTGCTTCGGGAGTAAGATCAACAATTTCATAGGTAGCGTCTAACGGGGTGTCACCCTCTGGGTTTGTACTACTCCACAAAGCTGTTTTCTTGTATGAATAAAGAAACTCATCTAACGCATCTCTATAGTCAAATCCTTCTTTCAAAGATTTTCTATTGGTGTGGTTTCTGTTTTCTGTAAAAACAGGCATTTTCAATAAATCTTTTAGATCCATAGGTTTTTCCTTTTTTATTTTACTTTCTAATTCCATGCCCCGTACTGAACGGCGCATATCCGCACGCCGTCTCTGTACATCCGTGGAGCGTTTCCTATCCCGTTCAGCAGCTAGGTGAGCAGCAAGTTCATCTCTTGACATTCCTGGCTCGTCATCGTCATCTACTTCTAAGCCCTTGTTTAGATTATCGTGTACGACTTGGCTGATTATTTCTTTTAATTGCGATTTTGTAATTTTCAATGTGACCACAACTCCGATGGCTCCCAAACTTCAACGTCATTATCATTTATGCCGTCGTCTATGTCGTGCATTCGTACAATGTGTTCAAAATTTTCTCTTGCTTCTGGAGCAGACATGGTTTTCAGTAATTCTTCTAGAATTTTGGTGTCATTCCAACCCAGGCCACGAAGTTTATCAAGGTAATCATATGCTACTGAGCTTTCTTGAAGGGCTTGCTTGTTCTCTTTTAGGCCCGTCAACACTGTTTGTCTAACCATTTCTTTAAGTTTGGTTTTTGCAATTTTCATATTTTCCTTTGATTTGCCTTGAGTTGCAACAATGACAATAAATATACATGCATTTTATAAAATAATAATAAAACACTGTATGAAAATAATAAATTTACTTTATATCTTGTATGTTTGCTCTGTTAAAAAAATAAAGCGGCAAGAAGCCGCTTTATTCAGTTGTTTTTAGGAATAGTTCTGTTAATATAAGTCAGAGGTCATGTTCTGTACAACCTAACGAACAAAGGTGGCTTGATTGCTTACAGCAAAGTCTATAGATAAGAACTCCAAAGTCTTTGTTGGAACTAAGAATATCTGGCCTCTTATTGTTTTGTTCTCTACGTCCGCCTGGGTTGTTGTTGTAGTGTCAATTCTTACGAGGAATTTTTCAAGACCGTTTTGGTCTTGTACTCTCTTCATAATTGGATTTACAAGCGCTGAGAACCTTGCAAGAGTTTCTGCTCTGCCTTGTTCGAATACAAATCTTCTAGAAACTTGGCGTACTTGTCTACGAAGACTAATCAATAATCTACGAACGTTAATTCTTTCTAGAGCACTGTCGCTTCCAAGCAATGTACGTTGTCCCCATACAGTCACTCCGTTAGAACCAGCAAAAGTAACCAATGGATTTATTTTTACGTCTTGAAGACTGTCTAAGTTTTCACGTGACAAAGGAAGAATTGTTTGTTCTGTGCTCTTTAGGACACCACGTGCAAAGCCAGCAGGGGCGAACCATGGGTGGCCTATGGAGTCATTTAATCCAAACGCTCCTAGAACTGCTACGGAAGGAGGCACTTGTCTAGTTATGTTGTTCCTGGCATCCCTAATAACTACATCTGGGAAATATGCTGCTGCGAACGAGGTGTTCAACCCTCTGTCTCTGTGGTTATTGGCAGTAAACCTAACGCTCACATCTTGCACAGATGAAGTAACTAAAGTGTTTACTGTGTCATATACCCTAGTATCCATGATATACATCGCATCAAATCTATCTTCAGTTTTTAAAAGTGCGTCGTCTGTAATAATCGGATGACGTATGCCTGGGATTGTCAATAGTTGTATATCTGTCTCTGTATCATCAGCAATTATTTCCAATGCCTTCCCGTATGCTTTTACAGTCGGCCCGTTGGAAGTATTGCGATTTGTATTATCCATTTCTTCATTTATGGCTGTGTTGGTTAATTCTGCGGTGTCCTTATCAAAAATCCTAACACCATCAAAACCACCTTGGACTATCCCACTAAATTTAGCAACCTGCCTTACGGATGAATCCGTAAGGTCAGCGGCAGCAAGGGCTCTAACTCCGCTTGCGCCAGTATCAGCGATATTTCCTCTTCGCACATAATTCCAACTCGTAAGTGTGGTAGTGTCTGCTAACAGCGCCGCAGTTTGAGTTATTTGCACATTCTCAAGACTAAATAGATTGTTATTGAAACGATCAGCGTCAAGAATACCATTCTCTGCACTATCTGGAGTTCCTTCGTTATTACTAACGGCTACGTTGAGATAACTTGTTTGGAAATCTGGGAAGTACGTCGTGTAAGAAGCAATACTTTTTTCTGGTTCAGTTGTTGAGTTGGGCTCAGAAACACTAAGCTTTCTTTCAAATTGAACACCCCAATAAAGCCCCTTGTCAACTCTCTGCGAAGATGTGTCACCAATGTTAAGACTATCACGATATGGTAATGGCATCTGTACTGAGTTTTGTGCCGGATTTCCAACAGATGGGTCAAGTACAATACTGGAAGTAACATCAAGCAATGATGCTAGAGGGGCCGATCCCGACGTTGCAAGGTGCGAGTTCCCCCTGAAGCCCATTGGAAGGGCTGTCTTATCTACTTCTTCGCTATCGACGCCTACAGCAACCTCTACACGGATAACACTAGAACGATTGGGGTATTCCCCAGTTTCAGTAATTTTTTGTGAGCCTTCTGCCGCATCAAAATTGTAGAAGTTTTGGCTGTCTCCAATAACTCGTGCAATATAATTATCCGAGCTTGGATTTAGTGAAAGTTTTCTCCAGGCTTCAATTGTCTCTCTGTTTTTGTCTGTATCGCTGTAACGACGGATTAGAAGATCGAATGTTCCATATGGGTTAGCGTCACTAACAGAAGGGGTTAGGTTTTCTACAGACCATTTGATCTTATCATTATCCCAACTTCCGTCGTCTAGAGCATGAATTCTAAATAAGTTTTGTGGCTTCCCACCAAATTTCTGTGATACAATCCATGTTGACTTAGGAGTTTCAAAACGGTCTTCCCAGTTTTCATAACTTGGGGCAGTTGTTGAACCTAAGTTTCTAGTAAGAGAACCTGTTGTCAAGAATACGGCAGGTTCTAATCCGGCCCATACACCTTCTAAAAAACTTCCTGTTGCTGTTGTAGAAAATACTTTCGAGCCTGTTACAACCGCCAAATTTGGATGGACTGAATAATCTGCGTATAGTAAATGTCCCGCTTTTTCCATTTTAAGTGGGTTTGTGTTTAAGGCTCTTCCAATATAATTTGGTGCATCAGCATCCAAGGATGCTGTTATAACTCTCGGATAATTTGCATCAGTGCCCTTGTGTCCATTTAGCAATATGATAAATTCTTGACGACCACCAGAAAGATTTACAGAACCAAGGCTGGTACCCACTGCGGTTGCTTCTGTGGCGACAAATCCAGATGCTGGAGTTGCGTTTGAAGTACCTGTAACAGAAGATGAAAGACGTAAAATAACGCCTGATGCCGCCATAATGACACCCCGAACAATTGGCTGTGCCTCTGCTTTGAGCCCAGCGCCTGTCAAGAAGCCTGAACCATTGGACTCCGACATAAATGCATTAAGGAAATACAAACGGCCTGTGGGACCGCCTGCGCCGGCATTAGCATAAATATTATTTCCTAGTCCGCCTGCTTCAGTTGGCTGTTCAGCGCCTACAACAAAACCAGCACCGAGAACTCTGCCTTGGTTGGCACCCCCGGTTTCCCTTGTTTTCCCTTGCCCAGCACCTAGGACCCTTACAAATGTTGCAGCTTGTTGTGTTTTAAGCCACTCTGCAACAGCCAAAGGGCCATTAGCTTTATCGTTTGCTGGTTCACCAAACACGACTGTGAAGTCTTGTTCTGTTGCAACAGTTACAGGGACGTATGCGGGACCTTTTTTGGAAGTACCAATAACCCCTGCTGGTATTCCTAGTGGTTGAGTTGCAGTTGGGCCAGTTAAGTTAATAACTCTAGCCGAAACTCCTGCGCTTTTAAAACTTATTGTCATTTTTTATTTCCTGTTATGGTAAGTATTTTCATGTTTTGTTATTGGTCATAAGATTTAGTATAGAAATCCGTTTTGTTCCTCTAGCTCGAAAACGAAACACCACTACGTGTAATAATGAAGTCAATGGCGATGAACTCAACTGTCCTAGTTGGGATAAGAACAATGCGCACATTGACCGTATTATTATCTCTGTCTGCGGAAGTATTATTCCTGCCGTCGACAATGACGTCGTATCTTTCAATCCCTGCCCTGGAGGTGATTGTGTTTAAAACACCACGGAATGACTTACCTAATTCAGTATAAATTTCTGGGGTGATTTGTTCCCAAATGACCCTATTACCAATATCAGCAACCTGCCTCTTTAGCTCATTCATCATTCTGACTACATTGATTGATCCAAGAGCACTTTCGGCCTGCTCTAGAGTGTTTTGTGCAAAGATAACGTTCGCAGTGTTTCCAGGGAACTTAACTATTGGGTTAATATGAACCGCAAATAGGCGCTCACGCTCTGGCTGACGAATTCTAACTTTTGCTCTATCAACAAAGTTGAGTGCTGCTCGGTTAAATCCGGCAGGGGCGAACCACGGATATGAGACCCTGTCATTGAAGCCTAGAGCAGCAAGTGCTCCGACTGTTGATGGAACAGTGACCTTACGTCTATTGATAGTGTCCTCCATGACAACATCGGGGAAGTAAGCTCCGGCGGCAGTATTGTCAAGAGCACGTTGTTCAAAAACATTTGCTGTTTGTTCAACGTCAATAAACTTTGTGGTTTCATTATCCCAAATACGGTCAGTATTGGAGTCATATGAAGGAATATCCATTGCATAGAATGCAATTCCGAAATCCCTAACTGCGTCGCCCGTGTAATCTGTAACAAGGGGGTCACGTTGACCCGGAACTGCTAAGATGTTTACATTTGAAGCAATCGTATCCGTGATGATATCTGTAGCTACCCTATATGAATTAACTGTAGCGTTTTGGATGCCTGAACCATTTTGGTTTACATCAAACCCTGGAGATACAAACGTTGTTGATGCATTCCCTGTAGCCCCGTCTCCTGAGCGTGTTTCTGTTGAAGTGGACCTATCGTTTTGCAAGGCCGCATTTTTATCAAGAATGTTTGTGCCATCAAATCCACCAAATAAGAATGTGGTGAATTTTGCAAAACCGGAGAACTTATTGAAGTCCGTGGGAGTAGCACCTTTTTGATAAAGGGTAGCTAGTGTTACTCGGCCGACCGCCCCATCGGTGATTTTGTATTCAAAACCATCTGGTTTACCGTTACGGATGTACGCTGCCTCTTTCATGTGATTGTTCACAGATGAGGTAATGTCGGCAAGAGCGCCATTCCCAAGAGCAACTCTGGCAAGAGTAAACTTATTGTTGTTGAAGGTATCTTTTCCGGAACCTGTAACTAGAACATCTAATTTTTGGATACCGGCAAACTGAGTGTAAGAACGTATTAGTTTGTTCTCTAGTCCAATAATATTTGGATTTAGGTTATTGCTATTTCTTGTAAACTTCACACCCAAATAGTATCGTGCATCCGGAACTTCTAGAACGCCAGGTTCCCCTATTAATCCGCCAGCAACGTTGTCTACATTTCCACGGGTAACTTTGAAACGAAGTGGGATTGGAGGAAGGATTGCTCCCTCAAGGCGACCTGCTGCTATGATATCACTTCCATGAATTGCAAGTCTTCCGGCTGTGCCCAAGCCTGCTGAACCTGTTGTATCTGACAGTAAGGTATTTGTATTCAAAATGTCAACACCCCGGAAACCAAATGGTACCGCATCGTCCGGAACGGACCCAAGCGTAACTGCATCAGAGATTACTACTCTGACATTACGACTTCTATTTGCATACAAACCAGTAGTAAGCAATCTGCGATCATCTGCGTTTTCTGCATCAAAGTTAAATCTTGCTTTTTTATCACCAATTACTTTTCCGATGTATTTTTCAGACGCTGGGTCTAAGCTCAGGTCGCTGAACTGCTCCAAAACCTTTGGGTCTGTATCAGTATCATCAAATGCACGTATTACGAGATTGAATGAACCATGCTTGTCTTTTGGGTTTGCAGACTTTTGAATATTGGAAATAGAAATTTTGATCTTCGAGTTTGCGTATGCTCCGTCATCTGTTGCCTCTATATAAAACAAATCATGTTCTGTTTCCCCGTATGGTTGAGAAATGAACCATGGCGAGCGTGGCGTTGTATACCGAGTATCAAATCTTCCAAATGCGTTTAGGAATGGAAGTGTGGTATCTCCACTGACTGCTGAGGTATTTGAACTACCGGAAGCAATTGCAACGGACCCTGCGCCAGTTTCAAGAGTGGCAAGTTCTGCATCGACTGCAAAATCTGAATATAATAAATGGTTTTCATCGCCGAATTTTTCAGGATCAGTGTTCAAAAGTTTTGCGAAATAGTTGTCATCTGTTGGATTTAGAGATGCTGTATAAATTCTAACGCCGGCAAATCCTTCGTCAGTACCGAAACTTGCGCCGGCAGAAGAGGAAAGTGCGAGTTTAAAATATCTAGAAGTAGCATCCGGAGTTGCCATTGCATCAGATGTTTCAGAATAATTTGAGGCATAACTAAGAACCTGAACCCTTGTTCCGCTAGCCGTAAAAACAACGCCTCTAACTAGGTTTACTATGTCGGCAGCTCCCGTGACAAAAGTTGAGTCATTATTTGTGAACATTGGCATTCCAAATGCCTCGTTTCCAGAAACAAAATGTTTAGCTACCAAGAACTGTACAGAACCTTGGCTCACGATTGGGTCGCCAGTAACTTCGCCCAGGGTTCCACTAATAGTAAACCCAGCGTTTTTTACCGTTCCTTGGGTTTTAGTAGTGCTTATATCCGTGGAGGTATCGTTAGCGCCAGCGCCGAGAACTCGTATAAAAGTTAGTGCAGTTCGGTTTTCTAAAAATTTGTCAACTGCGTATGGTGCGCTGTATCTAATATTTAGGTCACCAAAGATTGACCTATAGTCTGCAAATGACCCAACAGTGAATGGTACAAAAGCAGGTCCACGCTGCGACGTGCCCAGTACGCCAGCGGGTATACCAGTTGGTGCTTGTTGTCTTGAGGTAAGGTCTATTTCTCTGTCGAAAAAGCCGGGAAAGTTAAAAATTTGACTAGCCATTTAGTTATTATCCTTTTAAAAGGTTCGTAGTATGCTGTACATAAGTAGGCTACAAATTCCTGTGTTTCAATATTTAATGTGAACTTGTATAAAACAAAACAAAAATATAATAAATCAGGAATTTATAAGA